TAAACCATAAAAATTACATATATATCATATCTAATTTTTAGTATAAAAATACCCCGAGCAGGACTTGAACCTGCGATCTTCTGCGTGTTAAGCAGACGTCATAACCATCTAGACCATCGGAGCAAAGGGAGATTGCATTGCCTCTGGCAACAGCTTCGCTGCCCTTTTGAAACCCCACGCGTTAACTAATATATGCGAAAAAAATGTAATAAAATATGTATCCCGAGCAGGACTCGAACCTGCGATCTTCTGCGTGTAAAGCAGACGTCATAACCAACTAGACCATCGAGACGGGGAGATTGCATCTCCCCGTAAACCACTACGCGTTAACTGGGTTTACAGGGTTAACAATAAAAAATGTTCTCTTACCGGGAATTGAACCCGGGTCTACGGTGTGAAAGACCGTTATCCTAACCACTGGACCATAAGAGATTTTATAAATATGGGAGCTAATTTTTTGGGGGATTCTCCTATCGGGAATTGAACCCGAGCCTGCCGTGTGAGAGACGGCTATCCTAACCACTGGACCATAGGAGACATGGAGATCGCATCTCCCCGTAAACCCCTACGCGTTTACGAGAAAATACAAATTTTGTGCCGCGAGTGTGATTCGAACACACGACCCACAGTTCTTCAGGCTGTTGCTCTACCAGGCTGAGCTATCACGGCTTCCCACAACCCTTATTATAATTATCTCTTTAAGTATTTTTAAAGGATTTTTTTGATAAAACATGTGAAACCTTTTCCTAACATCACATTAATAATAATTCTGTCACAAGTTTTGGTAATTATACCAATACGTTGATCTTTTAAACCAATAAATGGTGTATTAAGATCAAATAGTATATAATTATCAATTCTGTCATGATCGCTATTTTTTTTAAACAGAATTTTGCCACTAAAAATACTATTAAGACAACTACCGTTACTTGATTCATTGCTTATTTGAAAACAATGTTCATTATAGCATTGGAATATAGTCAAAATTTTTTCTGGACCATAAAATACACCATCCAAGTTGTCTAGTATAATTTCATAAAGCTTTAGTTTTTCTTGCAATTCATTATGCTTACTATTTTTTTCTAGTAATTTACAAAAAAAATTAACAAATTCATCGTATGATGTTGTTGTATCTTTCTCTTGATAACTATAGTACACTCCCATTAGTTTATCAAGTGCATCTGCTTTTTCTTTGAATTCATCAGATTCATCTGCTTTTTCTTTGACTTCACGAAGTACTTTATATAAATCATCTATGTGAATTTTTTCACCTTTATTTTTCTTATTAATAACAAGTTCTATGCTCATTATTTATACAATAATATAAACTTATTGTGTTACAAAAAAAAAAATCATTTTTTTGCAAAAGTAAAAAAATCAACAAACGTAACAAATCTTCTTACATATTATTAAGTCCAAAAAATAGCCTTATCCCATATTGTAGGTCGTATAGAGGGTTTACATGAAGATGCATTTCCCCCAACGTAGCAAGTTGTAGGTCGCGTAGGGTTCAAAAGGGAGAGGCACTCTCCCTTTGTAGAAATTGATTTTTAAAATGCCTTAAGTAGTAAATCCATTATAATATCATGAATAGAGACACTATTTTCAAGAAATACGATACTGGTGGAAAGGAGATATTCAAGAACCTAACTTTTATGCAAGATGAATTCCCCGATCAGAAACCAGAGAACGATGAAGGTAATACTGAGTACAAGTGGAAGCTTGTATTCGAAGATGATAAGGAGAGAAGTACCAAACTTAGAAAGCTATCTTCTCAGATGATTTTTCGTCTCTATGAAGGTAACGGTAAGGCACTTTATCTGCTTGGAATAACCGATGATGGTGATGCACTTGGAATGAATGTTCAAGATCTGTATTTGACACTAGTTATGATTGATGAGGCTGCAACGAGAATAGATTGTGAGATTAAGAATGTGCGAATATATCGCAAAGAACGTTACTACATTGTAACGATCAGACTTTACAAAAAGGAGTGTGAGTTCACTATTTAGTAAGTAAGAGCAAAAAAATCCTTTAGATTTTATTATAATATAAAATATATTCTATATTATATTATTAAGTATGAGCAATAAGTTCTGCAATAAACATCACTTATTCTTCAAAACAAATTACGACTTAATGTGTGATCCATCTGTAGAAATGAAGTTCTACAGAACACTCTACTCAATTGGTGAGAAACAGTTCGCACTTATTGACAAAGTCCTCTTAGAACAGATAACCAAAAACTGGGATAGCATTAAAGATTATCTCTCTCTTGTACACAAAATTGCCAAAACTATCAATGCAACTGGTAATATCAAGGGATTCCAAATAGAGGATGTTATAAAAGATTTCAACATGATTTATAAAAAGATAAGAGGTCCAAAAACATTCCTCAAATACATGAAGGCTTTCGTTTATCGCAACAACATTTACGGAGAGATGAAGGAACTGCTATTGATTCTCTCTAACAAAGAGAGTTGTGAGATACTTTTGAATAAAAATCTTGGCAGAGAGAGATGTTCAAAGAGGTTCATTGAGAAGATTGTAAAATTGGCAAATGGTAATTTCAACATAATTGTTCGCCTTCTATTCCCCAAAGTTGTCACTCTCAAAAACACGCTGGGAAAACCAGAATATGAATCCATATATAGAATGTTCAGATGTTTACAACTTATAGAAAAACACGGATTAGACCCACTCAAAACCCTCGGTGTAAAAGTGAAATTACCAAAAGTTGATCTCAAAAAAGTATTGAATGAACTTGAACTCAACTATATTATAGAATCTAGAAACGATTTTGATGACAAACCTGTGGAGATAAACAGTGTGAGTGAGTATATCTTGCTCATGAAACAGAGAGGTCACAACTTGTGGTACACTATCAACTTTATATGGGATAACCTTTATGGTACGGAATGTAAATTGCCATGTGTTAGTCAACATTCTACTGTTTTAGGAATCAACAATATAGAGTTACAGAAAACAAATTACAATATTGCGTTAAAATTGTTCATTCTGTGCAGAGAGGGATATATATCAAGTATCAATATTTTCCAAGATTTTAATTAGTGAGTATCCACACACACTTCATAACAAAATTTTTTTAGATATTGGGTACATTTTTTTGGAGTTAGTCCCTCTTTTTAAAAGGGGTTTTTTTCTCACCAATATATAGTGCATGGAGGATTACTACAAGAAGGGAGTTTATCCTGCAACATATAAAATACTCGTGTTAGGCGATGTACATGGTGACAAGTACGCAACAGTAAACTCATTGAAAAAGGGAGGTGTAATAGATAACAATTTAAATTGGAAAGCTGGAAAAGCACATGTTGTTCAAATGGGTGATATTCTTGACAGAGGCGGGAGGTTCAAAAATATGGCATATGATGAAGATTCAGAGTTCGATATAATCAATCTCTTCCTAAAATTAATGACCCAGGCTTATAAGGCAGGTGGCGGTTTCCATTGCATATTGGGAAATCATGAACTTATGAACATCATGGGCAACTTCTCTTTCACTTCGCGGAAAGGTATAACTCATTTTAAGAAGAGAGCTTTAGGCAGAAGAGTGTTCTTCTATCCAGGAAGTAAGATGTGTCGAATCTTTGCAAAATATTGGAATCCAATTATAAAAATTGGTAAGTACATATTTTGTCATGGTGGGTTGTCATACAATATATCTGCCAAATACTCAATACCGAATATAAACAAACTTATGAGGGGTTTTCTCATGGGAAACAAAAAATTGCTGAGGAACAAAGTTTTTGATCAACTGTTTCTTGATAGTAACTCACTATTATGGAATCGAAAATTCTCAAATGGGGACTTCTGTATAAAACGTGCTCATGAAATCCTTAGAAAGAAAAAGTGTTCATATATGGTTGTCGGACACACACCACAGAGAGATGGAATAAATCTTAAAAAGGGTGTCGTTTGGTGCGTGGATACTGGTATGTCGACTGCGTTCGGAAATAGATTGAATGACAGTAAATTACAGATGCTTCAGATAATTAATAATGGAAAGAAAGTGAAGATAATAAAATAAGTAACTATAGCTTAAAAAATAAATGAATATTTTCATATCATCAAAATGCAAAATTATAAAGACAATCGTACAAAACTTGATAATTTTGAGATAGGCATTGGGTTAGAATCTTATTACTATACAACAGAAGTGATCATATATGGTTACAAAGATAACCCAGATATAGATGGGTTTCTAGATCGAGAATATGTAAAAAAGATGTATGACACTATTCGTGTATTCAAGTCTGGTTATGGAGATTATGTATATGGTATTGCTTTGAAATTAGATGAAACAACGGGAAGTCTGAGTTCTCCAACAGAAAAACAGTTAGATGAATTGGCTAAATTTAAACTTCAATTTACAGAGTATAAAGGATTGACCAATATTGTGTATAAATATTATCTGGGTACTTATTGTAAATTTTGGGATGATGGTGGAGATATCGATTATCACGGAACTTATACATTAGAAGAATCTGAATAACGCGAAAATCTTATAAGAAAAAGATCTCTTCATGTTCTATATGAAGATATCAGTTAAAAAGATAATAGTAATGAGTATTGTAATTATTAGTTTGATAATGGTCGGTACATATTTTTATCAGAGACACAAAAGAGCAAGATCAGTATTTGAGAGTGAGAGTAAAGTTCAAATTTCCTCTTTCGATCAGTTCAGTAGTTCAACAAAAGAGTATTATCAGAAGGGTGTTTATCCGGGAGAGGGAAGAGTTATTGCCATTGGTGATCTTCATGGAGATCTTGGTGCAACAATAGGTATTTTAAAGCGTTGTAAATTGATTGATGACAATTTGGATTGGATTGGTGGAAGAACACATCTTGTTCAGATGGGAGACATCTTGGATAGAAAAATAAGAGCTTATGATACAAAAGAGGATGAGGACAGTGAATATGACATTCTCAACTTAATATTGAAACTCATGGAGCAATCTAGACAGAGTGGAGGAGGTGTTCACTGTATCTTAGGAAATCATGAACTTATGAATATTATGGGTAATTTTAGCTACGTCTCTCCAGAGAGTATGAAACACTTTAAGGATGGTCCAGTTGGAAGAAGACAGTTCTTCAAACCTGGTGGCAAGATGTGTCAATTGTTCGCGAATTATTGGAATCCAGTTATTATCATTGGTAAGTATCTCTTCTGTCATGGTGGTATGTCAAAGGATATCGCAAAAAGATATCGAGTGAGTAGAATTAATGGTATGATGAGAAGGTATCTGAGAGGAGATGTTACATTGGAGAACAATGCGGAGTTCAATCAACTGTTTTTGGATACAAATGGAATACCATGGAATAGACAGTTCACGAGTAGTCATTTCAATCCATCTGATTTGAAAGAAGTATTGGACAACAAAGACTGTTCATATATGGTTGTTGGACACACTCCTCAAATGTATGAGGGAATCAATATTAAAAAGGGGATGATATGGTGTGTTGACACGGGAATGTCCAAAGCTTTTGGTGCAGATAATCATTTGAGATTGCAAGCATTGGAAATTATTGGTAATGGTGAAACAGTAAATATCATAAAGTAATAATCTTTGTCATAGTATAGAATGAACGCCGTTAATTTAAAAGCAACCGGAATGGCTCGTGCATTCACATCCTATGTACCTATAACAAGTATTGTTTATGGACTTCTGTTCAGAAAGAACATAGGAGTTTATTTTGGATTGTACGCACTTGTTATGGACTTATTGAACCACTTTATTAAGAAGGTCTTCAAAACAGCTTATGGTGGAAGATCATCTGTGCCAATCTTAGGACTTGGTGGAAGACCGAATGGTGCGAAGTTTTGTGGATCATTTGTTAATATCAACAAATTAGGAAATGGTGGAAAACCATCGACTTTTGGTATGCCATCAGGTCATGCCCAAATGGCTGTTATAACTGCAGTTTTCTGGTCAATGTTCCTCCATGAAAAGTATGGATGGGATTTGTACAATATTTTTGCAATAAGTCTCTTATGTGCAGTTGCTTTGGGAGTTATGTACAGCAGATGTAAATTCAAGTGCCACACTGTTCAGCAAGTGATTGTTGGAGGATTGTTCGGAATCTTCTTCGGATTTATTGGATACAAGCTCTATCGAATGTATTTCTAGTAAAAAGTTTCAATATATCTGACAATATCATTACATAACACTTTATGTAAATGAAATCTCATTTTAATTTTTTTCTTAAGATAATTCAGTGAAGGTTCATGTATAATTTTTAGACAAGTATTCAATTCTTCATTCAAACATATTTTAGATTTTCCAACTAATATTTCGTAAACTTTTATAAATCTATAATCCATTTCAATTTTTTCGATGATTTGAGTAACAAATTTATATTTTCTGTTGTTAATTTTATGTGATAACAACTTTACATAATCTACATTGGTGAATTTTAACACAGTGTCTGCCCGAATGTAATCATAATTTGATTCATGAATTTTTACATTTTTATCAATGTAAAATTTTAAATCTCCTACAAACCATTTGTATGTTTTTATGTAATGATTGAATAAATTCTCAATTTCAATATCTGAAAAATATTTGCCTTTTCTCTCAATTTTTTCCAGATAGTACGGATTTGAAATCACATCGTAGTTCTCATCACAAAAGTACATATCTGAAATCTCAAGATTGTCACATTCAATACATTTATCAAATAAAACATAATATTTATCTTTCATTGTAATCCAAAAAATCTCATTACAAAAATCTTCAAAACTATCAATATTCTTAGCAAAATATTTCAACATTGTATTACTCCAATAATAACACCAATAAACATCATTTTTCAACATTTTTTTCAAATTATCTTTCAATTCATCTTGAGAGACAATTTTACCATCAACAATATATTCATCTATACATTTACACAATAAACAATGTTCACATGGGTCTTTATAAAATAATAAACTCATCAATCCACCACTCATACATACCATAGTTAATAAAATGAACTATTTTTAAATTAGTATATACTACTAGTAAAAAGTTTGAATATATCTAACAACATCATTACACAACACTTTTTGTAAATGGAATCTCATTTTCAGTTTTTTCTTAAAATAATCGAGTAAAGCTTCACGTGTAAATTTTAAACAATTCGCAAAATCTTTATCTATGTTGAAATATTTTTCGTCAAAGTCAGGTAAAATACTTTTTTTTATCACTGTTTTTAGTTCAATTTCTAGATAAAAAACAAATTCCTTTGGAATTATATAATAATATTCATCATCTAAATTTAATAGATAATGTTTAGTCATTAAAGGATCATTCACATATTCTATTAAAATATTTCTATTCCTTTCATGCTTTTCAATTACTTTTTTATTCATTTCAAGTAATATTTCATAAAAATTTATAAATTTACTGTCCATTTCAATTTTTTTCATTATTTGAATAACAAACTTATATTTCTTTTTCTTAATTTTATGTGACAAAAATTTCACATAATCTATATTGATAAATCCAAAATCTATAAGTTTCAATATTTTGTCAGCTTTAATTTCATCATAATTCGATTTGTAAATTTTTACATTTTTGTTTATATAATATTTAATACTTTCATCAAACTCTTCAGATTTTTTAATATAGTTATTGAATAGACTTTCAATTTCAATATCAGAAAAATATTTACCTTTCTTCTCAAATTTTTCTATATAGTAAGGATTCGAAACAACATTCGAATTCTGATACCAAAAATACCTATTCGAAAGTTTTAAATTATAGCATTCAATACATTTATCAAACAAGTCATACAATTTATGTTCCATTACATCCCATAAAATATCATTACAACAATCTTCAAAACTATCAATATTATCAATAAAATATTTTAACATTGTATCTTTCCAATATTCACAACCGTGATCCGCCAATATTATTTTCAAATTATATTTCAATTCATCTTGAGAAACAATTTTACCATTATCAATATATTCACTTTTACATCTACATAACAAACAGTTTCCACATGACATATTGAATTATACCAGCTGATTTTTTTTTAAACCAATCCCGCGTAAATTTAGTTGGTAATACTTTTTACCAAAAAGTATATGTGCGATTCTTCTGAGAATTTAGTTGATGCCAGTAACAATTCCGGATTGGTCAAGAAGATATGGCAAACATGGATAATCAACAAGATTCCACCAAAAGCTATAAAACCTTACTTGAGCTGGAACTGTAATAAAGGTTGGAAGAGAGAGTTGAAATCCGACGCGGATATACACGCATATGTAAAAGAGCATTTCCCTTCATTGTATCCAACATATATGAGTCTACCTTTCGGTGTTATGCGTGCAGACATTTGGAGATACTGTGTAACATATATGGAAGGTGGTTTATATACAGATTTAGATACAACATGTCTGAAACTTGTAGATAAATGGATACCGAAAAATGCCAAGTTTGTTGTTTCAGGTGAAGCTGGTACTCAATTGTTGTGCCAATGGACTTTCTACGCAGCCCCGAAATCTTATATAATGAAGAGAATAATAGAGATTATGCAACATCGTTTGAGAAAGAAGTTGAATATCTTTAATCACATGGTTCATTTCTATACCGGACCTACAGTTTTTACGCTCGGTATAGTAACAGCTATAAAAGAATTGTTGATAATGAACGGTCACAAAAGACTCGCGAAAATGGTAACATCAAGTGTTTTACGAAAAGTGTGCTTATTAAGCCCAAAGCATCCACTCAGAATGTTCTTGGTTAAGAACGGAATCTACATTCTGAGAAGTGGGGTATTCGAAGATCTATATGTCAAACATCATTATGGTGGTGACAGATGGACAGGAGGTGGCTATGTCCCATGGAAAGTAGTAAAAAACAGAGCCATCGGTCAATCAAGATAAAGGGTCAGCAAGGATCTCCCTCAGTTGGTGAAACCAACTAGGGACGAGATGCAATCTCACGAAGCGACTCTATAGCGTAGGGTTCAAAAGGGAGATGCAATCTCACGAAGCGACTCTATAGCGTAGGGTTCAAAAGGGATATGCAATCTCCCTTTGTAGGGTTCAAAAGGGATATGCAATCTCCCTTTAAGATGAAAGCATAATCAAACGCACTCTCCCTCAAACTCTTATATCTATCTGAACTTGCAAAATGTCCCTCTGCCATTTCAGTCTTAATCAAAAACTGCTCTGCCTTATCTGGGAAACAATGTCTCATCTTAGCAATAAACTTATGTGGCTCCCAGTACTGCACTCTACAATCGTGTAATCCACATGTTAACAAGATCCTTGGCACTGATACTTTATTGGTGGCGATTCTGTCAATATTGTAATAAGGACAATACTGCTTCATATAATCGAAGTCTTCCTTGTTGTTCGGATTCCCCCACTCAACCCACTCTCCAGTTGTCAAAGGAATTGTAGGATCACTCATAGTGTTCAGAACATCAACAAATGGTACATTTGAAACAATATTTGAGAATAACTCTGGTTTCATGACCATTGAACCACCTGCCATTAAACCTCCTGCAGATCTGCCATGTAGAGTAATCTCATATCCTTTGGATTTCAAATGCTCTGCACAACTCACAACATCCTTAAAAGTATTCATCTTGTTCCTCATCTTTCCATCCAGATACCATCCATATCCCTTCATAGATGATCCTCTCACATGTGGACAAGCCAACAAGAGTCCTCTATCCAAAAGGCACACATAGGAATTCTTGAAGTATGGATCGTAATTAACAGAGTACGCTCCATATGCAAACATGAAACATCTCTTCTCAACTTTGTCATCTCTCCAGATTAAAGTCATCGGAATGTCAACTCCATCATGACTTTTCACCTGGATCACTTTAGAACTGTACAATTTACTGTCATAATTCGGAATCTTCTGCTCTTTCAAAACAGTCAATGCCATTGTTCCATCTCCCACATCAACACTCATGACTTTCTCTGGTTCAGTCCATGTTTCATAACAGAAAATAAGAGATTCTGCATAATAGAATGCATTGTAAGAAATAGTAATACTGTGCGAAGTTGTAGGAAACTCAACCTTCTTCAAACTGTGAATATCTTTCTGCCACCTGTAGATATACAGATTCTGTACACCATTTTCCATAGCCAAGATGGCAATGAAGTCATAGAACATGTGAAACTCCGTTGTATACCTATTTTCATCATACTGAAACAACTGAAACTCCTCTCCCTTAACAATATATCTCATTGGAGTGTAAAACTCTCCGGTATCCTTATCCTTACTGTAATATAACAGTTTAAAATTAGTTGCTCCTCCACTATTCGTCAACTCCATGAATCCCAACTCATGATTATGATTCAAAGTGTATTTAACACCTTCAACCCTCCTTCTGAACATCTCCAGTTTAGACCATGTATCTTTGAGATCCATAAACCAAACCTCCGTTGTATCCGAACTATAACTCGTAACAAACAGATATCCTGACAACGATTTACTCAAAGACACATCGAACAATGGATCATTCTCCTTGTAAATCATCCTAGTCTCATTTCTCAATAAATTGTAAACATACGCTTTGTCAATTCGGTTGTTAACCTCATCGTGTCCAGTATAATAAATGTCCAAAGGTCTCGCACTACTACCCCACTCAAAATCTCCAAACATAACATCTTTAATTCTATTGGTCAAAACAAAGTAATCCGTCCACGGTTTGTAACCAATTTTATCAACATCTGTTTTTCTGAATAGATCTACGAAGATTATATCGTACTCCTCATCTCCTTTTGTGTCAACACTGAAAGCCATAATATTTCCACCACTATTAACAGATACCGTACCAACAATACATGTTTCCAACATATTCTCTTTTGCAAATTTATTAACATCTAGAATGATCTCCTCTTCATCTTCATCTTCATCATCAATATTACATTTTAATCTGCAATAAATCTTGTAACTCTTTCCTTCTTCTTGTCTCCAATAGTACTTATAACCATCGGGTTTCATCAACTGGAAACTTGTGTTATTCTCTTTTACACGACTCTTCATCTCATTGAAGAGTTCAGTCTGAAGATCTTTTGTGTCCTTCATAACACTTTCAGCATAGTCGTTTTCTGCTTCCAAATGATTAAGAACATTCTGGCTCTTTCGCTTGTCGTCCCTCATCCAGTAATAGTAATCCGGAACTGTCCAAACTCCATCTGTTGCTGTTTCGCCTCTATTTTGTCCTTCAACAGCATTCTTTCCAAATGGAACTTCCAATTTAATTCTCTTTGCAACTGGTAACATAATAATACTTAAACAA